CACTCACCATCGGCACTCTAGTTTCTATAATGTTCTTTTTTGTTGGTGGAGTAATAGGATGGATGGCAAAGGAACATTTTTATCAAACTTCGCCAGTCTATACACACCCAGAGATGTTTGACTCAAATGGGAATGTAATACCAGACGAAATTTTAGCAGTACGATTTGAAAATGACTATGACGACTACGAAGACGAGGAAGAAGACTGAGGAATCAATCCCACCTCTTCCCACAAATCCATTTGTTTTTGAAGTTCTAGAACTTACATCAAAACAAAGAAGTAATGAAAAGAAAGTAGAGGTTTTAAAAACTTACGATCATCCCTCTATTAAATCCGTTTTAATTTGGAATTTTGACGAGACTGTAATCTCTCTTCTTCCAGAGGGTCCTGTCCCTTATGGTGACGTAAAAGATCAAAACGTTTATTCTGGAAATCTCTCCGATAATCTTTCTAGAGAAGCTGCGGGTGGAGAATCAGCAACTACCCAAGATCTTCAAGGTCTTGGAAAAACTTCTCTCCGCAGAGAATATCAGAACCTTTATCACTATGTTCGTGGTGGTAACAATTCACTTTCTACAATTCGTAGAGAGATGATGTTTATTAATCTTCTTGAAGGTCTGCATCCTAGAGAAGCAGAATTATTGTGTCTCGTAAAGGATAAGAAGTTACAAACTAAATACAAAATCACTCATGAAAATGTAAAAGAGGCATACCCCGATATTCAATGGGGTGGTCGTTCATGACAGTTGCAGTAAGTACGGAGAAGCGTATGGCAGATAATGGAAGAGAAGACAGAAGTGTTCTGCCCAGCAACTATGGATGCGAAATTCTTCTAGAAAAAACAACAGTTGAAACCGCAAAAGATTCTTCTTTTCCAAATGATGCTTATCTAATTTGGTATAATCTTGATGGAAAGGATTGTGTTGATCTTGTAAGAGGAACTAGAGTGCGTATCTTTGATATGTATTATGATAAGTATGGTCCCGATGTTGTCCAAAAAATTGATTTTGGATACGGAAGAACTAACCCAAAACTATGGGGATACAAACAACCAGAAAAAAAGAAAAGAAAATGAGTGAAGGTTTTAGTGAAGAAAAAATTGAAGTTGCAATTTACAAAGACGAGGTAAAAAAACTTCTTAAAAAATATAAGAAAATAAAAAAATACCAAAGATCTTCAATTTTTGAAGTTAAGACACTGGATGGAACTGAAACGTATGTGAGTCAATTGATTAAAGAAGCAGAAGAGAATGGGGAAACATTATCTACTTAACCTATATGGTTGTTCGTTTGTCCTTTTGGATGATGAACGTTGCCTTATAGATCTATTAGAAAATGCTGCAGCAGCAAGTGGCGCAACTGTAGTTCAAACAATTTCAAAAAAGTTTGAACCGCAAGGGGTTACTGTTATTTGTTTATTGTCGGAAAGTCATATTAGTATTCATACTTGGCCAGAGGAAGGTAAGGCAGCAGTGGATGTTTATACTTGTGGTGATTGTAATCCTAAGATTGGATGCGATATCATTATTCAGCAACTTTACGCCCAGAATCATACATTAAGTTATATTGAGAGATAATGGTATAATAAGGATACTAATTTTGTATTAATTGTTACCATTTGCACATAAAAAGTTGCCTATATAGTTTGAATAGGGGTATAATAATCCCCTACCGTTCATCCTATGACTAAAGCACTCTTGCTTTTAGGATGGGTTCCACTTCTTTCTGTCTCTACGCCACAACTTATCAAAAACAATTATCCCGTGAGTATAAGTTGTGACGCGGCGTGGGAACTTATGGACATCGTTAAAAACGACGATGTGGTCCATCAGAAAAAAGAAGACCGATTACTATTAGAACTCCGAAAGGATGTTGTGACTAGGTGCTGAACTGAATAGGACGGAAGTAAGCCGACGCGGAACGGAACGTTCATCCCATTGGGACGCAAACGCCGACTGAAGGAACGCTCTTTAACCTAAAAACTAAGGAGAACCCTAATGTCAAAAGTAGTTTATCGTGGTGTTGAATACGATACCCAAAAGCGTATCGAATATCAACAGCAAATGATGCAACAACCCCAACAATACAACGAAACCTATCGTGGTATTAAGTTTGTAAAAGAGGGGCACAAGTGATGCAAAAACTAAACTTCCTTCAACTTATTAAAGAACAAAAACAAAAAGAAGAGAGACGCCAAAAAGCATCTCTTGCTACTCTGGTAGCAGCAAAATAATC